AAATATTACTGTAGAGTTTTGGGCAAAAATTATATCAAATGAAAACACGGTAGAAAGAAAAATTTTTGGACCGATCAACTCAACAGACGGACTATATGTCAATGGCCCATTCTTGACTTTAAAGGTTGCAAATGCTGTTGGCTCCCACTATGTCGGGGAATGGGGAAGACCAATGCTAATTGATATTTCCTATACTGATGAAAAGATCTCTCTAATAGTCAATGGGGCACCTGTGTTGTTGCTAGAGTTTGACATTAGCTATGCAACATTTAATACCGAGCCAGAAGACAATTGGCTAGCATTTTTTGCATATGACTCTATTCCAGTTATTAGCTTAGACTGTATTTCGATTTATCCGTATGGTGTTTCTAACAAGCAGGCAAAGTTGCACTTTATTTACGGACAGGCAGTAGAAGAGCCAGAATCAAAAAATACAGAAGTTTCTGATCTTCCAGTATCAATAGACTATCAAATGTCAAAGACAGCAGGCAACCACAACTATCCAGATCACAGTGTTTGGTCTGACGGATACCTTAGAAATTTGTCTATCAACAATAGACACCTTTCTGCAATTAATATGGAAAAGCCAGAAATATCTTTTAGTATAGAAGGCACCTCTAAGTCTGACTGGTTGTATACAAATAAGATTAACAATGAGCTTGTAAACAGAAGTTCTAAGTTCTTAAGAATGAAGCCACGAAAGTATAATGACCAAGCTTCTGGTGGCACAGTGTTTACAGCAGACTATTGGACAGAAAACTCAAATTTCTTTTTTGAAGGATTGAGGGTAGGATCAAGAAGAGCAGAAGGATTCTATTTAACAGGAGTTGCAGATAGATACATTGCAAACAAGTCAGAAGTCTTAGTAGACATTGTTGATGATCTTAAAAATAGGTTTAGTATTATTATCAATTATCCTTCCGCTGGAGGAGAAACAGCAAGAATTCAATATGTTTATAACGGTACTACAATACTTTATAGCTTTGTTCTTACGAGTACCCAAGATTTTTCTGTTGGACTAAACATTCAAGATTTTATAGACAGCGTAAACAATGACGAACTTGAGCAGTTCTTTTCAAATGCTGAAGACCTGCACATATTTTTTGGTGGAGCAAGTGATTTTTCGTCAACATTTTCTGGTAGCATATACTCTTTTGGCTTCTTGACATCTTTGGACATTAACCTAATTGATGGTTATGTTAGTGGAGGGTCCAAGGTTGGATACGTTAGTGCAGGCCAGGGAGCACCAGCTGGATGGTCTTCCGATGGGCCTGGAGTTTTTTCAAATGGGGTATTGGAAAAAAATATTGTAAGATTAAAAACAGCTATTTGTGGTGTTACGGTTAAGCCGACTATGACATTTGATGTTTATGATATTGATGTGTCTTCAAATGGGTATTGGGCCGACATTATTCCACTAAAAATTCTATCAAAAGAGGTTGCTAATCAGTACTCTGTTGACTACCTTCAGCTTAATATAGACTTCCCAGAATTTTCGAATACATCAAATTCAATAGTTAGGTCATACATAAGTTTTCTTAATGTTGACGATACAGACACTATGTACTCTAATATGTACGATGTTTCGGTTCCAGCAAGTGGAGTTATATCAACAACAAACTGGGCAACACAAAGATATGAGTTTATCAATGGAAACGTTGTCAAAATACCAGCAATTGGATCGGTAGACTCAGAGCTATCTATTAAAATTGAAATAGAAGTTACTGCAAGAGACATTTTTAGAAATCCAATTAAAATTAGAAGACTAGAGGTGGCATCACATGCTTTTGACGGACAGCAACAAATTGGAACTAAGTCTGGAAAAGATATTTATGGAGTAGGATCTAACTGTTTTCTTAAGCTTCACAAGTTAAGCTCACCATATATGTATTTTTCAAAAAACTCTGGAATCAAATTGCTAGATTCTACAAATACTTTTAATGGTTCATCTTTTATTAGAGTTCCTATCAATGAATTTAATTCTAATGCATACTTTCTAAGTGTCCTTCAGTTTGCATTTAGATCAGACTTTGCCTTTGTGAATTCAACAGTTTACGATATCATCAGAATGGTTCTTCCAAGATCAGCAAATTATGACATCTACGCAACTGGTCAATCAAACGGAACAGCAAACATAGCTATTGACAGGATACCTATTAACGATGAACGTGACAACACTGTTACCGTTTTGGTTAATGGCAAGTCTTCAGCAACCATTAAACCATTTGAGTGGAACATTGTAACTATTGGATTTTTAGAGCCACTTAATTTTGGTAACACCAATCCAGCAATAGAAACTGGACTGCGATTAGTCAATAACTTTTCTTATGAGGCAATATCTACATACCAAATTCCAGAAGAAAAACTTAATAGACAAATAACCTTTGATAAGTGGAATGAGTACGACACAGAAACAACTTGGGATGGAGCAGTGCCAGGTGGAGGACTTGATGATATCTGGTACAACATTAATGTTGACCTATCCGTCGCCGTAGGAAACATTGCGTTGGATCCAACAAAAATATATCTTGACTATATTGGTGCACTAAGAATGTCCAATGGGCCTGACATTAAAGTGTTGTCGTTTCCAGGAACAAAGTGGACATCTTATACTGGATACAATCAGGTAAGCTTAACACAGATTCCGCTATAATATGGTATACTTGTGGTTATGAGTAAAGAAAGAGTTGACCCTATTGAGCAAGCGTTAGGTAACGCAAAAGTCCAAATTGTTAACGAAGAGTTCTCAAACTTTGGTACATATGTCTGGGTAAAGGCAAACGGAAAAGCTTTTTCAGACGTGCATGGAAATGTTCTATCAATTGAATCAATGAAGAACGATCACGAAAGAGTAAAGAAGCTACAAGATGCTGCTGCATATTATGGAGAAGCAGATGGTAAGCCAGTTTTTTATCCTGGTACTCGTCAAGTTTCAGAAGAAACACATTCTGAGCAAGTAGATAGAATGAAGCAGGGACTTATTCCTAATATGAATGATCTTGGTGCCGTTATTGCTGCCAAAAAGACATTGGAACTTTATGGAGATGAAGGTTAATGTCACAAAATGTTAGAGTTAAGGTAGATAAGGTTGAAGAGTCAGAAAATGAGTTCAAGCTTTTAGATCCATTCTCTAAGAAGTGGGATGACATCAAAACTCTAAAAGGTTTTGACAATAACTTTAAGCGTCGTGCGACAAGGATGTCGAAGGTTGATGTTACCCCAGCATACTTGGACAGTGCAATGGCTGTCTCTGCTGGTAAAAATGGGGCAAGGTCAAAAGAAATTAATCCTGGAACCGTATATGTAAACGGTTACAGTCTTTTTGATGTAATTACACCACCCTGGAACTTGTATGAGCTTGCAAACTACTACGACACATCATTTGCTAACCACGCAGCAATTGATGCAAAGGTAGAAAACATTGTTGGACTTGGATACGACTTCCACGTTTCAGATAGAACTATGCTCAGGCTAGAGCAGGTAATGAACGATGAACAAAGAGATCGTGCACGTAGCCGTATTGAAAGAGCAAAGATTGAACTTCGTGATTGGATGGAGTCACTCAATGACGATGACTCTTTTACTCACACACTAATGAAAGCCTATACAGATTATGAGGCAACAGGAAACGGATACTTAGAAATTGGTAGAACCGTTACTGGAGAAATTGGATACATTGGTCACATTCCTTCCACGACAATGCGTGTCCGTCGTTTGAAGGATGGCTATGTTCAGATTATTGGAAACAAGGTTGGATACTTTAGAAATTTTGGGGCAAAGAATCCAAACCCAATTACAGAAGATCCAAGACCAAATGAGATCATTCACCTAAAGCAATACTCTCCACTAAACACGTATTACGGTATTCCAGACATTATGTCTGCAATTGGTGCTCTTCATGGAGACCAGTTATCTTCCCAGTACAACATTGATTATTTTGCAAACAAGGCTGTGCCACGTTATGTTATTACAACAAAGGGTGTTCAGCTTTCTGACGAATCAGAAGACAAGATGTTTAGATTCCTTCAGACAAACCTTAAAGGTCAGTCTCACAGAACATTGTACATTCCTCTACCTGGAGATACAGAGTACAACAAGGTAGAGTTCAAGATGGAGCCAATCGAGACAGGTGCTCAGGAAGCATCTTTCCGTGAATATAGCAAGCAGAACAGAGATCAGATTCTTGTTGCTCACCAGGTTCCACTTTCAAAACTTGGTGGTGGTGACTCATCTAACATTGCTGCTGCACTTGCACAAGATCGTACATTTAAAGAGCAGGTTGCAAGACCACAGCAACGGATTATTGAAAAGCAGATCAACAAGGTTATTCGTGAAAAGACCGATGTGCTTGAACTTAAGTTTAATGAGCTTACACTAACTGATGAAATTGCACAGTCACAGATCCTTGAGCGTTATGTCAAGACTCAGGTTATGACACCAAATGAGGCTCGTCAAAAGCTTGGTTTGCCACAGAGACCAGATGGAGACAGTCCATTCCAAATGAGTCCAAGGCAGGCCACTGATATGAGAGCAAACACTGCACAAAATAGAGAACGTGATGCAGAACGTACCAACAATAATTCAGATAGCCCTTCAACAATTTCTGGTAGAAATCCACAGGGCGAAGGTGAATCTTCTCAATAATATGCTATAATAAAAAGAATATTTAAAAATTGAAATATTCTAAAAACGCAGTATATAATTGTATTAGTATGACTATTCAAAAAGCTCACTGGAATACTGAAGGCGACAACGTTCGCCTCTCAATGCCGTTCTCAAAAATAGACAAAGAGAGACGTATGGTCTCTGGCTTTGCTACATTGGATAACGTTGACAAGCAGTCGGACATCGTTACATCTGACGCTTCCCTAAAAGCATTCTCAAAATTCCGTGGAAATATTCGTGAAATGCACCAGCCACTAGCAGTAGGCAAAATGGTGTCATTCAAAGAAGACAAATACTTTGACCCAGATACAAAGAAATTCTACAATGGTGTATACGTTTCTGCATATG